CCAAAGTTAAAAATGGTGGGTATGTGTTATTTGATCCACTACATCTTAAAACATTTGAGGGGTTAGATGCTTATGGGATTGCGCAAGTACCTCCAGAGGTTCGAGAACAACGTATCATACATCAGTCTCAGTGTGGTCCTAGTGTTACTGCGTATCTTGATAACCGTCCAGTCGCTATTTTTGGTCTTGTCTTATTGTGGAATGGCGTTGGTGAAGCGTGGTCTATCTTTTCTGAGCAAGCTAGAAGATACCCAATAGCTATGACTAAAGGTGCTAATACATTCTTTGATATCTGCGAGATATTATATACTTTACATAGACTACAAATTACTGTACGATCAGAGGATAAAAGGGCAATGTCATGGGCAAGCTTTTTAGGTTTCAGGGAAGAAGGCTTGCTCAGGGCGTTTAGTCAAGATAAAAAAGATTATTACATGATGAGGAGAGCCTAATGGGCGGAGCATTTGGTGGCGGTAAGCCAGACACATCAGCAGCTGAAGAATCGTTAAGATTACAGCGTGAAGAAACGAAACGTGCAAGAGAAGCAGCTGAAGCAGAAAAAAGAGATTTAGCAGAACAAATGTCAGCAAAACAAAGAGCAAGACGTGTTGGTGGTAAAAGAACATTACTCGCTAGCCGTGTTGCTCCTGAGACTGGTGTCGAAGATGAAAACAACTTAGGTACTAAAGCGTAATGGCAGCCTTAGATTTTGGAATGGCGTTGGCACGAGGGATGCTACCTAAATCAGAAAAAGCTCAAAAAGATTTATTGAATCTTGCTGGTGGTCGTAACATTTTTAAGTCTGAAGACTGGTGGAATAAAGCTGTAGATAAACAAATCTCTGAAGGTTATCGTACTGTAGAGCGACAAGATAAAGAGTTCTTAATGCCATCAGGTGAATATCAACCGGGTAAGCGACAAGTTAGTACAACCTATGGTAGAACAATTATGGGGCAGTTCTCTCCAGTAACAGGACCATTTGGTATGCCTTACACACCATCATATCATCCATTATTTGGTTATGGTGGTGGTGTGTCTGCTAGAACATCGGTAAGTTATGAAGCACCAGAAGGTGCAGTATTTACTGTCGATCCACGCACGAAAGAAAAACAATACACATCAAGAGACTTTGATGTTTTTGGTAAACGTGAAGATTATACTGCTGGTGAATTATCTGACATTGAAACATCAGCTAAAGCTGGTGCAACAAGAGCTAAGAGACAAACAGAACAATCTAAGGCATCACAAAAAAGATTAAGACGTGGGACAGGTGGCTTGTTAGCCAAAGCACCATCACCAGAAGATACAGGATTACCCGCTTTAGGAGCAACAGGATTAGGTATTGTAGGTGATCTGTTTGGAGCAAAACAAGAGTTATGATTGAGTGGCATGAGATATCTTTTCCTCCTATTAATCTTTATAACGCACATAGGATTAGCGATGGAACTTAATATACCCAATTTTAATAAAGTTAGAAACGAACTACTTAGTGATCCTGTGTCTGTAAAAGCAATGGATATGTATATTGAATTTGCAAATACAAAACATAAAGTCAATGTAACAAGAGAAGAGTTGGTAGATAAAATTATGCTCCCTATCATTGCACACGAATCAGGATTGACATTCGATCCTACAATTAAACAAAGACCAAAGAAACCAGGGCAAAATCCTCCAGGTCGTGGACTGTTTCAATACGAGCAAGATAACATATCATACAAGCAAGGTGAGCATGGATCTGCCACTTCAGCATTAGTAAGAGCATCAACTGTTGGTAGCGAGTCTATGAAAAAGTGGGCAAATAAACAAATTGACCAAGGCAACAGTGACTTTTCTAAATACAGTATTGGTCAACAAGGTGCATTGTTTATATATGACAATTGGGGAAAGAAAGACACTAAAATGCACTTAGTTGCAAAAGATGTGCATCATATCTTTGACTATTGGGCAACGCATCATCAAACTACAGTGATCCGTGAGTCTAATGCAAATTACTTTAAAAAGCGTAATGATTTTATGGGACAGTTTGATAGTATTAATCATCAGCTTAAATTAAGCAAACGCATGAAACAAAACAAACAGCAAACTAAAGATCCATTTCATCAAGGACAAAAACGAACATTATTGACAGGAGATGAAGTAATTAACAACTTCTCTAATCGAGTACGTAATGTAAAACGACCACCCAACAAGGGCAACCCAGGAGGATTATTATGAAAAAAGGTTTATACCATAACATGAACAAACGTAAGAAAGCTGGAACAAGTCGTTCTAAAGCTAATTCTACAGTATCTGATAAAGCATATAAAAACATGTTAGCTGGTTTCCCTAAAAAGAAAAAAGCATAATGTGGTCATATCATCTTTATTGGGGATTTAACTTAGGTTTTGAAATCTATGAAGGTGAAGTAGATGGAGATCCTGTTGATTATTTTTTAGTCAACATTGGTCCTTTAAGAATACAACGAGCGGAGTGGTCGTAATGGTAGCAAAGAAATATCAAAACCCAAAAGGTGGATTAAATGAAGCTGGACGTAAACATTTTGAAAGAAAAGATGGTGGCGATCTTAAGCCACCACAAAAGTCTGGTAGCCATGGTAGGCGTGTCAGCTTTGCTGCACGGTTTGGCGGTATGGCTGGTCCTTTAAAAGATGAAAAAGGCAGACCAACTAGATTAAAAAAAGCATTACAAGCATGGGGTTTTGGTAGTAAAGAAGCAGCACGTAACTTTGCAGCAAAGAATAAAAAGGCATAATTATGGAAATGATGAGACTAAATGCTGAACAAGTGTTAAACAGACATGAAAAAGCATTGACACGAAAAGAAGACTTTAGAAACTTATACGAAGAGTGTTATGAGTTTGCTTTGCCACAACGTAATTTATATAGTGGGCATTGGGAAGGTAAAGTTGGTGGTCAAAAGAAAATGGATCGTTTGTTTGATTCAACAGCTATACATTCTACACAACGATTTGCTAACCGCATGCAATCAGGAATCTTTCCTCCACAAAGAAAGTGGTGTCGATTAGAACCTGGATCAGATATTCCACAAGATCGTAAAGCTGAAGCACAGTTAGCATTAGATGAATACTCAGAAAAACTATTCGACACACTCAAGCAATCTAACTTTGATATTGCTATTGGTGAGTTTTTGCTTGATCTATCTGTAGGTACAGCAGTTATGATGGTTCAGCCAGGGGATGGTACAGAGCCTGTTAATTTTGTACCTGTTCCTCAATATCTTGTATCTATAGAAGAAGGAGCAAATGGTAAGGTAGATAATGTCTATAGAAGAATGAGAATTAAAGCTGAGTCAATACAAAGACAATGGCCTGATGCAAAAATACCTGAAGCATTGCAAATTAAGATCAATGAAAAACCTGAAGAAGAAGTAGAGTTAATCGAAGCAACACTCTTAGATCAGAAACGTGGTGACTATTGTTATCATGTTATTCACAAGCAAACAAAAGAAGAGATACTATACAAACGCATGGCATACTCTCCTTGGGTAGTGTCTCGTTATGCTAAGGTTGCTGGTGAGATTTATGGTCGTGGTCCATTAGTTACTGCGTTGCCTGATATTAAAACACTAAACAAAACAAAAGAGTTGATACTAAAGAATGCAACATTATCTATTGCTGGAGTATATACAGCAGCAGATGATGGTGTGTTAAATCCTAACAATGTGAAGATTATGCCGGGTGCAATTATTCCTGTTGCTCGTAATGGTGGTCCTCAAGGTGAATCATTGAGACCATTACCACGAGCTGGTGACTTCAATGTATCTCAGATCATTACTAATGACCTAGTGCAAAGTATTAAGCGTATCTTACTAGATGAGTCATTGCCACCTGAAAACATGTCAGCTCGATCTGCTACAGAAGTTGTAGAAAGAATGAAAGAGTTGTCACAAAACTTAGGTTCTGCATTTGGTCGATTGATTAATGAGACAATGATTCCATTAGTGAGCAAGATACTAGAGGTAATGGATCAGCGTGGTATAATTTCCTTACCATTAAAAGTAAATGGACTAGAAGTTAAGATTAGTCCTGTTGCACCACTTGCAATGGCACAAAATATGGATGATATACAAAACATCTTGCAGTATGCTCAGATTGCACAACAAGCTGGACCTGAAGGTCAAATGTCAATCAAAGTTGGTGAGATGATGGATTATATTGCTGACAAGCTTGGAGTACCACAAAGCTTGAGACCAAGCCCACAAGAGCGTGAAATGATGAAACAACAAGCTGCTCAAATGGCACAACAAATGGCACAGCAAAATCCTGAAGCTGCACAAGAGATGATGCAACAACAAGGATAAGTTATGTCAGAAGATTATGGAATGAGATACAATCCACTTGATGGTAAAAAGTATACAGGGTGGAAAGGTATACATATTGACCGTGATGGAAGAAAAGTAACTGAAAAATCTATTGGTGTAGGAATAGATGGTAAGGAAGTAGAAATACCATTAATTGTTCCCACTACTACAACTAAAGAACTTAATTTACTTTTAAATAACAAAGAGCCAACATCATTGATGATTACAAAAGCAATAGAACATGCACAAATGAGAATCAAGCAAGGCAAGTCTCCATTCAAAAATCCTGAAGATGACAACTCAATGATGACAAACCCAAACATTATAGGAACAAGAAAATAATATGGCTGGATGGGATGATTTAGAACAAGCATTGCCGCTTGGGCAAGATGGTGTAGAAAGCAAACGAGACGAAATAGATCGTCTATCTCTAAAAGTTTTAGGCAATGAGGATGGACAAAAGTTAATGAAATGGCTGCGTCAAGCAGTTGTTGAGCAACCTGTTGCCTTGCCGGGTAGCGATCCTAGCTACGCATTTTATCGTGAAGGACAAAACAGTATAGTTAAGGACTTAGAAGCAAGGCTAATTAGAGCAAGGAAATTATAATGGAAGAAACAATCGAGCCTAGTGTGGAGCAACAAGAAAGCACTGGCCTACTCGATCAAGCAACACCTGAAGCCGAGGAAGCTAGTTCCGAAAATCCACAACAAGTAGAAATAGATCATCGTGATCCAGCAGAAGTTCAAGAGAATGAGCTACATGCAGAGTCTGAAGAAGATGATGAACCACTAGAAAGACCTGAGTGGTGGCCTGAAAACTTTTGGAATGGTGATGAAGAAAAACCTGACCTAGAAGGAATGGCTAAGTCTTGGAAAGATCTACGTAAACAAATCTCACAAGGCAAACATAAAGCACCAGCAGATGGCAAATATGATACATCTGCATTTGGTAATACTCCTGATGATGATCCATTAAGACAGCATGTTTTAAATTGGGCAAAAGATTATGGAGTCAGTCAATCTGCATTAGATGATTTGGTTGGCCAAGTAGTTGAAATGGGAGCTAACACACAGCAAGAAGCTGAAGTTAATATCAAAGAAGAAATGCAAATGCTTGGACCTAATGCTCAAGCACGTATTGACAGCACATCAAAGTGGCTTAATGGTTTACATAGCAAAGGTGTATTGTCAGAAGATGACTTAGAAGAAGCTAGATACATGGGTGGTACTGCCAGAGGAATATCTATCTTTGAAAAGCTACGTGGTGCGTTTGAAGGACGTGTGCCAGTTGAGACAACTCCCGTAGAAGGAACTCCATCTAAGGAAGAGTTAGAGCAATTAGTTGCAGATCCAAAATATCAAACAGATCCCGCATATCGTCAAAAAGTGGAACGAGCATTCCAACAAGTCTACGGCTAATCTAGCCTTGTATTAATAGGCTTTATATGGTAGCATTCTATGTAAGGCCTATTACATATTCATGTAACCCTTAACGCAAGTAACCTTGTCGTTTGGCTATCGTAAATAGCAAGCACTGGCCCAGTTTCACTGGCATACCACAGCGATTAATACTTTTTTATTAATTACTATAAGGAGTCAATAATGGCTATTGGATTAAACAATGCTTTTGTTACCTTATTTGCCACTGAAGTTAAACAAGCTTATCAAGCTTCAGCAGTTCTTGTTCCAGCTGTAAGACAAAGACGTGGCGTTGAAGGTTCAACAGCAAAATTCCCTAAAGTGGGTAAAGGTGTTGCTTCTGCTCGTATACCACAAACAGACGTAACTCCATTAAATGTGGATTTTTCACAAGTAACAGTAACAATGGAAGATTGGAATGCTGCTGAGTATTCTGACATCTTCATGCAACAAAAAGTTAATTTTGATGAAAGACAGGAATTAGTTAAAGTTTTAGCTAATGCTATTGGTAGACGTCAAGATCAATTAGTTATTGATGCACTTGAAGCTTCAGGCACATCATTAACAGTTGCTAACTCAATCGGTGGTGCAGCTTCAAACCTAAACGTAGCTAAGTTACGTGAAGCTAAGAAATTGTTAGATGGTAAAAATGTACCTCCATCAGATCGTCATATCGTATTACATGCTAATAACTTAGCTGCATTACTTGGCGAAACAGAAGCAACATCTGTTGACTTCAACTCTGTTAAAGCTTTAGTATCAGGTGAAATCAACACATACCTTGGTTTCAAATTCCATGTACTAGGCGATAGAGCTGAAGGTGGTTTAACAATTGACGGTTCTAATGACAGAACTGTATTGGCATTCCACAAAGATGCAGTTGGCTATGCTGAAGGTTTAGCACCTAAAACAGAAATCAACTATGTACCAGAGAAAACATCATTCTTAGTGAATTCAATGTTATCAGCTGGTGCTGTAGCGATTGATGCTGAAGGTATCGTTGACATCACATGTCGTGAAGCTTAATAAGGAGATAACTAATGGCTTATTCAAAAGACAATTTGCAACCTATTGGCGGCCAGTCTAAAGCTGGTAATGCACCGCAAATGTGGTCATATACCGCTCCAGGAACTGACGTTATTGCTACTATTAACACCGCTGGTTATTTTAATGATGCATCTGATGTATTAAAAGTAGGTGACTTAATTCATGTATGGGACGCATCTGTTCCTACATCAACATTAGTTACTGTGCTTTCTAATGCTTCAGGCGTTGTTGACGTTTCTGACGGTACAGCATTATCAGTAGCTGATGCTGACTAAGTTGTAAAATATTGCAGACAGGTAGGTACTCTTGTGCCTACCTTTTTGCACATTTAAAGGATAGAAAATGGCTACAGGTGATACCGATATTAAAATATGTTCTGATGCATTATTAATGCTTGGAGCTAACCCTATATCTTCATTTACTGAAGGAACAGATGAGTCTAACATTTGTGATCGTTTATATCCAGATATTAAAATAAGAACATTGACCATGTATGATTGGTCATTTTCATTTAAGAAAGTTCAGTTGGCTAGGTTAGTTACAACGCCAACTAATGAATACAAATACGAATATCAATTACCATCTGACATTATTGGCAGACCGAATGCTGTGTATGATTCAGATGATACACACATCCCAACACGAAGAGAATTTAGATTAGTTGGTGATAAATTACTAACCGACTATGAACAAGTGTACATTGACTATCAATATAATGTTCCTGAGTATGCATTGCCACATTACTTCGTTCAGTTACTGAAGTATGAAATGGCATGGCATTTAGCAATGCCTATTACAGATCAAGCAGATCGAGCAGAGTATTGGAGGACAGTTGCAGAAGGCACACCTGGAGAAAATGGGCGAGGTGGCTACATGAGACAAGCTATGAATATCGATGGTCAAGGCAATCCAACTAATGCAATACAAGATTACTCATTAATTAATGTGAGGTACTAATGGCACGGTTTGTCAATATACAGACTAACTTTACAAGTGGTGAATTAGATCCTCTCATCAGATCACGTCTTGATCTTGAAAGCTATAATAATGGATTAGAAACAGCTCGTAATGTCATCTGCCAACCTCAAGGTGGAGTCAAACGTAGACCTGGCACTAAATTTATTACAGAGCTGGGTGGCAGTCCTGAGAATGGTGTGCGCCTTGTACACTTTGAGTTTTCAGTGGATGATAGTTATATGTTGGTATTTACTAACAATCGCATGTATGTGTTTAAAGATAAAGTACTACAAACAAACATTTCTGGATCAGGCAATGATTATCTTACTACTACGATTAGTAGTGCTAGATTAGACAAAATGTGTTTTACACAATCAGCAGATACATTGATTGTTGTAGAAGAAGATATGAAGCCAAAACAAATTACTCGTACAAGTGATACAAATTGGTCTATTTCTGATATGTCATTTGATTCCATACCTCAACATGCATACACACTAACTATTGCTAACACATCAGCAGCTGGCACATTAACTCCAAGTGATGTGTCTGGAAAGATAACATTAACTACACAGCATGGTTTTTGGACAACAGCTCATGTTGGTCAATATGTTAATGCAGAGCCACAAGGTCGAGCAAGAATTGTAGAGCGTATTGATACCACAAGAGTAAATGCAGTAGTTGAGTTTCCATTTTTTGATACATCTGCTATTGCTAATGCGGATTGGGAATT